GAGCCGCCAGCGGCTGCCTTGTTTTGCCTAGCTCTGATGGCACGCTCCAGCAGATAAGCGGCCAGGTTGCTTAGAGAGCGACCCTCAAGGGTGCTCTGGGTCTCTAAGTAGCTGTAGGTGGCACCAGCAAGGGTGAGGCTTAGACGGCGAGGGCGGCGTTGAATGCGCTCTAGATCTGGGGTCATGGCGTAGCAGTGGGAGAGAGGCGTGGGTGCCTCCTGTAGCTACTGTGGCTTGCGGGCTATCTAGGTAGCAATGAGTGAATGTGCCTAGGTGGCGCTCGTGGGGTTAGGCGGTAGCAGAGTCTGGGTAGTAGTGGCTCACCAGCTCATCCATGTCCCAGCCACCATCATTCAGGTGCCAGAACAGCGTGATCTCTGTGATCACATCACGAGAGCCGTCCGTAGCTGGGGCGTGTTCCTCCAGCAGGGCGTCAAGGATGGTGTCGAGGGCAGGGCCCTTGTGAATGCCCCTAAGCACAAACGTGCGGTCCTCTAATGCGCCGCCAACGCTGGAGGGCCAGTGGAACACGATGGCGGTGTGCTGGGCTGGGGGCTCGTCCATAATCCGGTGCCAGAGCCTTCCCATGGCGTTAAGTGGGTTCATCCTGCCTGATGCGGTTAGGTGAATGGCGGAACGTTGGTTTGGCTTAAGGCTCCGGTGGCATTGAGTAGTACGCCTTCAGGCGCGTCTTGAAGCGTTGGGCTGCTTCGGCTAGCTCGTCGCCGTTCAGCTCCCAGATGTCTGGTGCCGGGCCCGCAGGGCGGGCAATCACCAGTAGGGCGCGCTGGGGCATGACGTCATACACGTACTTGATGCCTAAGGCGTAGGCACCGAGCTGGCATTTGTAGTCTTCGACGAGGCCCTCGTCGCGCTTGCGCTTGGAGGTCTTCCAGTCAAATAGCGTGAGGGCGGCGGGGTCGTTGCCGTAGTTGGCATAACCCAACGCGTCGAAGCTGCCCGCGAATCCGGTGCTGTGATACACCGGGCGCTCAATCGCTACCGCTTGGTCCCAGTGCGCTTCAAGCCACGGGCGGATGTTGCGCCAATAGCCGCCAAAGGCGAAGTGTTGGTTGTTGGGGCGGGTGGTGCCGGCGCTGTGCGCTTCAATCCACGCCTCAATCGAGGCGTGCGTCCATGTGCCACGCGCTTTTGCGGCGTCGCTGATTTGCTGCGCATCGGGGCGCTGTAGCCACTGCTTTAGGCGTTCCTTGCCAGTGCTCGTGGCGCCTAGCACGGTTGTGACTCCGGGCATGACGCGGCCATCTGGGGCCCAATACCCGCTCTTGTCGGGTTTGCGGACTGCGATTCCGCGGGGGTCCGGTAGCTCTAAAAGGCGGTCAGGCATCGGTGTGGTCCGCGCACCAATCCTCGGGCAGCGTCATTGGCCAGGTGCCCCATCCCTTTGCGTCGATTGAGCTGGGGCTGTGGTGGCGGCATTCACCGATGGCTCTGGTGCCGGCGTCGCTCTCGCGCCAATAGTTGCAGTTCGTGCAGGTGGCTTTCGCCAGTGCTTCGTCAAGGACGCCCATAGATCAACTCCGTGAATGGGGTGAGGCGGTGGCCGTCGCGGACCACCACCGTGAGTTGTTGCTGGTGCTGGTCAAGCCAGCGGCGTTTGGCGCGGTGCGCCTCTTCGCTGCTGCTCCACCAATGCGCGTCTTCGGCGTGCTGGGTCCAGTCAATGCTGGTGCCCACATAGCCGTGCGGGCCGCGTAAGAGATACCTCGTCATTGCGTGTGGTAGCAGTGGTCGCCACGGCGCTCGCGGGTCTCGAAGAAGCCGTCTAGCTCGGGGCAGCGGTCCATCAGGAGCCGGGCGTAGTACGCCGTGTGGTTGTTGTTCAGGCGGAAGGTGCGGGCGTTGGCGCTGGTGCGGAGCATCAGCTCGTAACGGCACACCTCCCACAACGCTTTGATGCCCCAGCGTTGAATGCCCCCGCGATACAGCTGGAGCGCCAGCCGCTCCAGTGATTCGTAGATGTGGGGGTTCTCTTGGTGGAACTCCCAAAACGCACGCTCGTGGCGGTTCATTGCTGGGGCGGGGCGGCGTTCAGCTTTTGGCGCCGAAGGGGTTGCCGCCGTCGTACAGCGCCTCAAGGTCGGCGCCGCTGGAGCAGGCGGCGTCCCAGGCGTTGATCACCGCCTGCGCCACCTTGGTGTTGGAGCGCTTGGTCGGGACAAACGCGGCGTGATACTTCGTATCCGTGCCCTTGCCGGTGCGGGAGAGCTTGAGATCCCACTCCGCCAGCTCGCTGTAGTCCTCGTCGGACGTCAGGCGCTCGATGTCAGCCAGCAGCGTCTTCTGGTTGGCGCTGAAGACTTTGACGGCTTCGGCTTCGTAGTCGTACACGAAGAAGGCGCTGCAGGCTTTGATCGCTTTCTTGCCATCGCGCTCGGTGACTTTGCCGCCGACTTGCTTCTCCAGTTGGGCCAGTAGTTCGGCGTCCGGCCATTCCGGTGTGATGCGCTTGGTCATGCCGCCCTCGGCTTTGGTGAACCACACCTCCACACCCTCCAGCGGGGCCTCGGACAAGATGCAGAAACGGACGCTGCCGCCGTCCTCAATGGAGCTGGGGTTCAGATAACCGCCGCCGCTGCTCTCCTTGGGAGCCAGGGCGGTGGCGGTGAAATCCTTGCTGAAGAAAGGCATGAGACTCTTGGAGCCGTTGGTTCGGGGGCAGTCTACCCAACCTGCGTAGGTAAGTCAACGCCGCTGAGGGAGGTGACTTTGGTGGCTTCGCGGACCATGCGCTCGATCGCTTCGCTGCGGTTGATGTTGTTGTAGGAGGCGATCTTGGTGATCAGCTCCCAGCACTCGTCTGTCATGGACAGGCTTCTGCAGCGCTTGGGCGAGTTCCAGTGGGTGCGGCTCTGGGAATCGCCAAGGCGGCGGGCGGTGTCGGGGGCCATGGGCAGCTCTAACTAGGTAGTGATGCTAGCGGCTACAACCTCCCAGAGATCGTCCTCTGTCGTCTCGGCGATGGCCGCAAGCTTCGGCAGCTGGCCCAGCAGCCGGTCGCCCGCCACGCGCCGGCCCATCAGCAAGTCCTCGATCACCATCGAGCTGGTGCGGAGCTGGGGCATAGCGCTCAGCCAGTCAATGCCCAGCTGCGGCAGGCGCAGGCGCAGGTAGCGGCCCAAGGCATCGGTGGCCGCGGCCTCCGCTTCTGCGGGGATGTGGCGGTCGACGCGGCTGGCGAGGGGTCTAAGGCCGCAGAACGCCTCGAACAGGGCGGTTGGGCCCATCACCATGCCGGAGGCATCAGAGAGGGGTTCACGGGCCTCCCAGATGCCTCTGAGCGCGTCTGGGAGTTTCTTAGGCAGTCCGATGTCCGCAACCTCCTCAATTTGATCTGGGGTGATGCCGAGGGAGTGGGCGTGGGCGATGTTCAGGTAGCCCACGGCGAGGAACACGCGTGGGGCGGGGTCGCGCAGCTTGCGAGTGCTGAAACCGCCCATCTGGCTGGAGTGGAACAGGCGGCCCTGGAGGTATGCCTCGGAGAGCTTGAGGAGCTGGGGTTGGGTGAACTGCGAGAGCCAGGCACGCCAAACGGGGGCGAAGGCGGCTGAGCCTTGATCCATGGTCTGGAGGATGGGGTTGAGACTCATTTGAGCTATGTAGGTAGCAATGAGAGTAGCTCAGGTGCTGGGGTCTGGGGTGGCGCCTCTAAATAAAGGTGCCTTTTGATTTCGGTGCCTTACCACCCCCACACACGTTGGGGTGGAAAGGAAGTGGGTAAGGCGGCACCTGTCCGGCGAGATGCGGCAGGGGGTGTGCCGTGCCGCATGTCCGATGCAAATCTCATGCAGGTCTGATGTGAGACTGCTGCACTAGATCGTGCGACCTGAGGCGCGGCAGTGCCGCACCCCCCGCCTGCCCCCCGTGACTTACCTAATCCCTTGCGCCGCAAGTGATGCGGTGAGATGCGTCGGAAAAGGAGGTGCACTAATAAGGGAAAACCCCCGCTGCGGCGCTTCGTGGCGCTGCGGCAGGGGTTGCGTGAGACGCGTGCGTCGCGGGGTTAGACCTCGTTAATGCCCTCGCCGTTGTTCGTGACCATGGCGCGGGCGGCGTCGCGGATGTTCTGGGTGGGCCGGTAGTGGGTGTCGTCTTTGCGGCCGGTGATGGTGCTGGGGCGGCGGCTGGTCTCCAGCACTGTCCCCACCAGTTGGTCGAGGTGCCGGCGCAGGGTGCGGTCCTTGAACTCCAGCTCCAGCTCTTTGCGCCATTCGCTGGCGATCCGCCACTCGTCGTGTTGCACCTCGCGGAACGCGGCCGTCAACCTCTCCACCGGCGAGCGGTCGCTCATGTCTGGGCGGCGCATCTGCCAGGTGCCCTGATAGGCGTTGCGCGTCAGGGCCAGGCAGCGGCCCTCGTAGCCGCTGCGGCTCTTCTCCAGCAGTAGGTGCCGGGTTGGGCCGATCTGGGGGCGCGGCTGGCCCTTGCGCCACTTCAACAGCTCGGGTGGGTAGTAGACCCACATCTCATCGCAGGCGGCTTTGATCTGCTCCGTGCCGCTGACGCGGGTGGGTTCGTCGCGGGTGGTGTGGTGCAGGATCATGTGCGCGCACTTCGGCCAGGCCAGGCCGTTGTGACGCACCAACAGGCGAATCGGGTCGGCGTAGGCAGGGTCCGCAATCTTGACGTCGACGTCCGACATCATCGACGTCAGACAGTCGTAGATCACCAGATCGGGGGCGAACTCCTCCAGCGTTCGGCAGATAAAGAGCATGTCGTCGAAGGTGGTGCCGCTGCAGATCCGCACCCGATCGCCGGCGTTGTGGCCGTCGATGCCCTCCAGCGCCAGCTCACGCACCATGTCCTGGTCGCTGCAGTCGCTGGTGAAGATCAGCACCCGGCCCTGCCGGGATGTGGTGTGGCGGGTGCGGTCCATGTCCACCGGCAGGCCATGCACCACTCGATTCGCCAAGAAACACGCCAGCGTCGTCTTGCCGCTGTGGCTGGCGCCCGCCAGCACATGCACCCGCCGCCCCAGAAAGCCGTCAATGACGTCGTCGGTGATGTTGTCCTTGCGCGCCGCGGCCATCACCTCGCTCAGGGTGCGCGCTTTGTTGCGCTCCACGGTCCCCAAGAACTGCTCCAGCGCTAGACGGCGAAACACCTCAGGCTCTATCCCGAACTCACGCCTAACTTTGCCGTACATCATTGCGATGCTCGCTTTATCGCCCTCGTTTTTCAGCGTCTGGTTGATTAGCTTCTTGAGGTTCTCAACCGCCACCTTCATCTCGACCGGTGGGATGGCCCAGTGCGGGGGCTGCCAGCCGGCTTCACGGGCGAAGTGGAACAGCGAGGCGATTCGCGCCTTGTGATCGTCTGAGACGCGGCTCTTGGCTAAGGAGGCGAGCGTCTTGGCGCAGTCGTTGTTGCTCTCCCATTCGTTTTTCTCGTTCCAGCTGGAGTGGGTGAGGATCAGCTCAGCCAGTACAGGGCCGAACTCGTTGAGTACGCCGCACATGATGCGGCGCACCTTTTCGTAGGTGCCGGAACCGCGCTCTAGACGGTTGGGGCAGTGGGGTAGCGCGGACTCCACCAGCTCAATGCGCTCGGCGGTGGTCAGGCGCTCCCATGGCGTGGCGTCGTCTTCGCCGCTGCGGAGCCGTTCCTCGCGGGTGCGCTCGTGTGTGCCGCCTTCGATCTGGGCCAGGATGCCCAGCAGCAACCAGTCCGGTGCCTCGGCCACCATTGTCTCGGTAGGGCCGCGGCCTTCAACCCACCGGTAATACAGCGGGTGCTGGTGGCTGCTGTGTGGGTGGTCGCCGGCGATCACGGCATGGCGGCCGTGGCCGGTGCTGTTCTGCCAGATCGCCTCCAGCACCACGTTGCCTTGCTTGTTCCGCCAGCTGGCGCTGCGCTTCTCCAGCTGGGGCCAGAACGGAGGCGGCACCTGGAAGTACAGCTTGGCGCGGCCTTTCTTGCCGCTGATGTTGGCCACCGTCTTGGGTAGATCTCGCGGTGAGTGCCGGAAGTGCTCGTGAAACGCCCGCACCGCCTCGCTGCCGACGCCGTCGAAGTCGAGCACCAGCAGACCGTTGGACTCCACGCCGGTGATGACGCCGACGCCAAGCAGCTTTCGGCACTTCCAGCGGTCCGTAGGGCCGGGGTTGTCATTGATCTGGCGCACCGACTCCAAGGTGCGTCCGTTGCCGGGGGCGTTCCACGCGTCCTCAAAACAGCGCTTCGTGTCGTCGTTGCCGCCGGTTAAGGCGAACCGCCAGTGGGAGGCCGTGCCCTCCAAAAGCTGCATCTGATCAGGGCGGAGCATTGTGACTGAGATGTAACGGGGTGAGGCTAGGGGTGAAGTGCCGCACCTGCTCCTGATTGGGTGAGTCCCGGGGGAATCGTGCCTAGACAGGTAGGATGCTGCTAGGCTCTACCTAGACGCATGTGGTTATGGCGCTTTCGCCCTCGGAGCGGGATGCCCTCATTGGGGATCTCGTGGTGCAGCTGTTTCCGTCCACGCCGCCGGAAGCGGTGAGGCGGATCGTGGAGTGGGCCCTGTTGGTCAACTGCGGCGAAAACGACGATGAGCGCCTTGTGCAGCGCTGGCGGCAGGTGCCGTACACCGATCGCAGCCCCAAGGCCCTGCAGGCCGTGGCGCGTCACTACATGCAGGTGGCAGCGTGATCACGCCTGGCGCCGGGCCTCTACCTAACCCCCTTGCATGTGGAGCGGACATGGCGCTGACGATGGGCCCGCAGGCCCCAGAGCAATTAGGACGGCCACTGCGACTGCTGGACCTGTTCAGTGGCATTGGCGGGTTTAGCTACGCCGCCGAGCTTCTAGTCGGAGGGTTTGAAACCGTTGGCTTCTGTGACATTGAGCCTTTTGCACGGGATGTGATTGCCAAGTACTGGCCTGGGGTTCCGGTGCATGAGGACGTTCGGAAGCTGGTGGGGAAACCTGGAGAGGTGGATGTAATCACCGCAGGCTTTCCCTGTCAGGACCTTTCTTCTGCAGGTAAAGGCTTGGGTTTTTCTGGAGATCGTTCTGTTCTTTTCTATGAAGTCATCCGCCTTGCTCGGGAGTTTCAACCTCAGTTCCTCCTGCTTGAAAACGTTAGAGGTCTGCTGTCTCACGCCGGCGGGGAGACTTTCCAAGAAGTCCTCTTCCAAATTGCCCGTGCAGGGTTTGATGCGGAATGGGCAGTTATTCCAGCAGCAGATCTGGGAGCCTGCCATCGGAGAGAGAGAGTCTGGATTGTTGCCTACGCCCCGCGCAAACAGCGCAATGACAGTGAATCTGCAGACACAGCGGGGGCGCCAAGACCTGCAACCCAACTTGGAAACGGTTGTGGCAAGGATGCTCCCGACGCCGACAACCCGCGACCACAAAGACAGTGGACCCAATGTGAACTATTCCAGAGTAGCCGAGAAGAGTCGGTTGCCTGGAGTAGTAGTCATCGCCTGTCAAGCGACTGGCGAAGCTACCTATCTGAACCCGTCCTTTGTCGAGGAGATGATGGGTTATCCGGTCGGGTGGACCGACTTAAGGCACTCGGAAACAGCGTCGTCCCACAAGTGGCCGCAGTCCCACTGCGCCGAATACTCCAGCTACACCAATCAACATCTGGCTGCTTAAATGACTACAACTCTTGAGGCGCCGCCCGCCACCAACGCCGAGAAGCTGGCCCTGCTGCCCCAGCTCGGCCGCACCTTCTGCCTGGACACTGAGACGGCGATGGCGCCGCTCTGTTTCAAGCCGGCGCAGTGGCGCCTGCTCCAGCTCCATAACGACAACGTCAGCGTCTGGTTTGACGTCCTCACGCTGACGGGCGACGAGATGCGCCAGCTGCGCGTCTTTTTGCAGGATCCGGGCCACCAGATCTACGCCCAGAACGTGGCGTTTGACTTCCGCGTCCTGATGGCCAACGGCATCACCCTCAGCGGGGAGCTGTTCGACACCATGATCGCCAGCATCCTGCTGTACAACGGCCACGCCAAGTTCTCTCACGCGCTGGACGCCATCGCTAAACGCGAGCTGGGCGTGGTGCTGGATAAGACGCTGCAGAAGCAGGACTGGATGAACGCCGAGCTGAACGCGGCCGACATGCACTACGCCATGGAAGACGTCCGCGTCACATGGGAGGCGGCCCACGTGCTGCACGAGAAGGTGGCGGCGCAGGGGCTGTACGACGTCTATCGGCTGGAGTGCGCGCTCGTGCCGGCGGTGGTGCAGATGGAACACCACGGCATCTACCTCGACCCCAGCGCCATCGCTGACACCGTCGACTTCTACAGCGGTGAGTCGGTGGCGGCGAAGGAGTGCTTCTTGGAGACGCTGGACGGGCGCCTTGAGGATGAGGGGGCGCCGCGGCTGCCGCGGGAGGAGGACGGCGCGTTCAACACCCGCACCAAAGACTCCGGCAGCATCCGGCTCGGCACCAAACGCTTCGCCGGCTTCAATATCAACAGCTCGCAGCAGGTGCTCGCCTGGTGGAAGTTCCTCGGCATTGAGCCGGTGGATGACGCCAAGAAGCCGTCGCTGGACAAGAAGGTGCTGGCGCGGTTCCAGTCCGATGAGCTGGTGCGGATGTTTCTCCACTACAAGCGCGTCGAAAAGCGTCTGGGCATGGCCCAGAAGCTGGTGGAGCACTGCGACGAGGACGGGCGCATCCGCGCTCGGTTCATGCCGCTGGCCACCGGCACTGGCCGCTTCAGCAGCTCCTCGCCGAACCTCCAGCAGGTGCCTCGTGATCCTGAGTTTCGGGGCGCGTTCAAGGCGCCGCAGGGGCGGGTGCTAGTGCAGGCCGATTACAACGCCATGGAGCTGCGGGTGGCCGCGGCCATTGCCGGCGAGGAACGCATGACGGCCGCGTTTAACGAAGGCGCCGACATCCACACCCGCAGCGCCTCACTCATGTACGGCCTAGATCCGTCAGAGGTGGACAAGAGCAAGAGGCAAGCGGCGAAGGCGCTCAATTTTGGTGCGCTCTATGGCTCGGGCGCCAAGGGCGTCCAGCAATACTGCGCCACCCTCGGCTTGTTCATCTCGTTCAACGAGGCGTTTGACCTGCTGGCGCGGTGGCATGAGGCGTATCCAGCTTTCGGCCGGTGGCACCAGCAGTGCGATAACCGCTCTCAGGCGGGGGAGCCGGTGCGGACCGTCACGGGGCGGCGCCGCAAGCTGTTCGGCGATGACAACCGCCTCACCACTCAGGCCAACAACGTGGTGCAGGGCACCAGCGCGGACATCATGAAAGCGGCGCTGGTGGAGATCCACCGCCAGCTGCCGCTCAGTGCCTTTCTGGTGGCCACCGTGCATGACGAGGTGCTGGTGGAGTGCGATCAGGGCGACGGTGATGCCGTTCTGGCGATCGTGCTTAGGGAGATGGAGGCCGCGGCCGTGCCTCTGCTGGGCACCGGCATTGCTATCAGGGCGGAAGGTGGGGTGCTCGCCAGCTGGGGGGACAAGTGACAGCGCCGGTGGAGCAGACGCGGCTGCAGCGGCTGCAGGCGGCGCTGGAGATCGCCCAGCGCCATGGCAACAGCTTCATGGCGGCCAACATTCGTGCCGCTATCGCCGAGGAACGCCGGCGGCTTGAGCAGGGGTCGTAGCTGCGTAGGCAAGCTCGGGGAGCCTCCCAAAGCGCCCTGGAAACCGACCTCCGCGACCTCCAAATGAGACGGTTGAGACGGGCGATGGCGATGGCAACCGCGGGTGAACTTCATCGCGCTGCGGATCTGCTGGAGTTCGCTGCAGATGTAAGGCGCGGGAAACGGCGGCAACGGGCGGGATGGCGTGGCAGAAAGGGATCTCAAGCCCCGCCCAGCCTCCGGTCCCTGCCGGCTTAATCATTTCTCGCTTTTTGACAAACGAGACTCGCCAAAAAATGGCGTAGGGTATGGACATAGGCAGCTAGGGCTGCTTTATTGGACGCGGCATAGTCGTTGACACTAAATGGTCACTGTCTCAGAGCGCGTCCAAGCCTGCAGCACCCTGCTGCAGTCCTTGTCTCTTCACTTGGACCGCGTGTCGGACTTCGAAGCACTACCGGCGAACCCCGCCGAAACCCAGACCTTGACGGAGGCCCTGATGGCTTTGCACGGCGTTTTGGCCGGTGCAGACGCCGTGCTCGCCCTGGAGGTGAAGCGATGGGGCCTCTGACCGTGCCCGATCTCGTCAACTCACCACCCCACTATCGGGAGGGTGACATTGAGTGCATTGATGCGATAAGAGCAGCCCTCGGTAAAGACGGCTTCGTCGCGTACTGCCAGGGCAACTGCGTCAAATACCTGTGGCGCTGGAAATCCAAGGGGGGAATGCAAGATCTTCACAAAGCCCGTTGGTACTTGGATCGTCTCATCATGAACGCCGCTGAGTCTCGCCTTGATGTAGGTTCTGCGCCATGACTGAAACTCAGCTGCGGCCTGCCTTTGAGGCGTGGGTCGCTGAAAAGTCCATCTCTCTGTGTCCGACCTCCCTCGCATCTGACTACCAGCAGGCGATCAAATGGGTTCACAAATCGCCGTTTGAGCTGGTGTCGGAGGGTCGCCCCTTACTTGGGTGGACACTTCAGCAAGATCCGCAAAAGGCAGCGCGACGCGTTGCCACCCTCATCAAAGCCTTCTACCGCTGGGCTTCTTCGGAGGACGTCCAACTGGTGCCGTTCAATCCCGTCGCCAGCTTCAAATTCCCCAAAGCCCCCCAGCAGAACAGCGAAGTCGTTGTTATCCCTAAGGACGAAGTGCCGTTCATGATGGCGGCGCTGGAGCGGCGATCTAGGCGCGCTGCGCAATGGCACCATTACGCAATGTTTCAGCTCCAGACAGGATTGCGCACCGGGGAAGTGCGCGCCGTTCAGGTGGGGGACATCAAAGGCGACCGCCTGCTGGTGCATCAGAACTTCACCATCACCCACGGCCTCAAGCACTCCACCAAGACCAACAAGCGCCGGTGGGTGCCGATCAACCCCGTGGCTAGGGGAATCTTGGATGAACTGACGCCGGACGCTGATGGGTTCCTGTTCCCGTGGAATCGGTCCACCTTCATGGCCTTCTTCCACGACCGTATGCAGGAACTGCATAACCTCGGCCTGATCGGGCGCGTCTACCGCCCCTACGACCTCCGGCACACCGCCATCACCCGTTGGCTGGAGGCTGGGGTCAGCGTCGCCACCTGCGCCAGCTGGGCCGGAAACACCGCTGAGGTGATCTGGAAGCACTACGCCGGTGCCGACGAAAGCACCGTCATGCCCATCCAATGAGCCGCACTGCGGCCTTTTTCTGACTCGTGACTACCTCACCGCATCACATGCACGAATGCAACCCGGTAGAGCAGGAGGCGCGCCAGCGGCTCCTTGATGAGCTGTACCACCGCTCGGGGCGTGATCGCCTTGGCCACCCGATGCGTGGTCTCTACACCGGGCTCTGGCAGGAATGGACTCAGGCAGCGCCAGCGCCATGAAGGTGGCTCAGCTCTACCGCGTCGTGGTGGCTCAGTTCTCCGAGCCTGACACCACCCTCTGGCTCTACGCCACCAGCACCGAGCACGCCCTGACCACGGTTCAGGAGCTGTGCCCCAACACCTCCATCGTTTCCGCAACCCTTGCTCCTCAGTGGAATGACCTCACCGCCTAATTCGCACCAACGCATCTGTGATCTGTTCGACGCCTGGTGGCAGGA